AAAGTGTTGGCTGGAACTTATGCCATGCTTTCGAGTGAGTTTGCGCGACCATTGGTGCGCATTATTGTAAACCGTCTTACAGAAGAGAAGAAGATTCCAGAGCTACCTAAAGAGGTAAAGCTAATTATTAGTACAGGGGTCAGCTCTTTAGGCAGAACATCGGACTTAGAGCGTCTACAACAGTTTGTTGGCATGGCGACTCAGATGACCCCAGAGGCTTATGGGCAAGTGGTGGATCAACGAGCATTGATGCAAGCCCTAGTCAGAGCAGTTGGTGTGGATACGAACATATTGAAATCAGATGAGCAGCTCGAACAGGAGCAACAGCAACAAGCTATGATGGCTCAACAGCAACAACAACAAGAACAAGCCATGATGGAAAAACAGCAGACTGGTCGCGTTATTGAGAAAGTTGCACCACAATTAGTCCAACAAATGCAAGAGGTACAGCCAAATGAGTGATACTTTCGACGAGAATACAAACGGTGTTTATATAGAAGATAATCCGCCTAAGCCAGAGTTTAGCGAAGCAAACCTAGAGTTTCTCGCACAACAGAACGCTACTGAAGAGCCTAAAGATGAGAAAATCTTAGGGAAGTTTAACAGCCAAGAGGATTTGGCAAACGCATACAAAGAGCTGGAGAAGAAGTTACATGAGCCATCTGAGAATAAAGTTCAAGCTGACGATGCTGAGACTCCAAGACTACCTAGCGATGAAGTTAGCGAGTCTAGTGATGAAGAGGAGTCTGCCGTCGATGAGGGAGAAGAAAGTGATACCTCCAGTAACGAGGAAGGAGAAGGTATTGCTTCTGCTTTTGAGGCTCTGCAAGAGGCTGGCGAAGTAACAGAGGACGTATTTGAGAAGTTCGCGGAGGCTGGCATACCAAAAGAATTGGTTGAACACGTCCAAGAGCTTTCGCAATACAAGCAAGCCAACGAGATGAAGTCGGTTACCGCGGATGTCGAGGACTACTCAGCACTACAGAAGTGGGCTGGCGATAACTTGTCTGAATCAGAAATAGACATCTTCGATGGCATCATAGAGAACGGTACTCTGGATGAAATGAAGTTCGCTGTGAACAACTTAAATGCTCGCATGGTTGGCAACACAGCACCAAGGCAATCTAGGCTAATTAAAGCTGACGCGATTGCACAAGCGGAGGGCGGCTATGAATCGCAAGCACAAATGATTGCCGACATGGCAGACCCACGCTACGACCAAGACCCAGCTTATCGAGCAGCAGTTGCTCGCAAGGCATCTAAATCAAAAATCTAAATCAATGAATACTACAGCAAGCCTCTCCCTAGCCGTTACGACGGCAAGCGTGTTGAGACAACTTCAAGAGAGAGTTCATTTGTTTTTTTACGAGTTAGGTAAAACTACACTCGCTTCAATCCCTATTACTAGGGTTTATCATCTCAATTAACGAGGTTTACTAATGGCTATTTCAGCTACATCACACAGCAACTTTCTCCAAGTTTACGGCGGAGAGGTTGTGCTTGCCTATAACGAGGCAGCAAAAATAAAAGACCGTCTTATGAATCGCTCAATTTCGAGTGGTAAGTCGGCATCATTCCCTACCTACGCAACAGAGACAGCAAAGCTTCACGCTTCTGGTTCTGACATTCTTGCAGACGGCGCAGCTTCTGGCGCGACCTCTGGCGAAAAGGTAATCACTATCGAAAAGTTGCTTTACGCAGCCCAGCTTGTAGACGAGCTTGACGAGTTCAAGTCTCACTACGACATTCGTGGTTCACTAGCCAAGCAATCTGGCGCAGCTCTTGCTACACAGCACGATGCAATGTTGCTAGGTATCATGGCTAAGAAGGCGACTACTTACCACACGCACTCTCACGATACTGGCTACTCATCATCAGCTAAGTTCGCAGATATTGCCGAGCTTTTGGCAATGATTGAAGAGGTTGCAGCTAAGATGGATAATCTTGCTGTTCCAGCGGAAGACCGTTGCTTAGTTCTACGTCCTTTCGAATACTACCAGCTATTGACTTCTGACGCAGCCTTGAGCCGCGACTTTAACACGACAGGCGATCGTGCTAAGGGTCAGCAGTCCTTTAACTACTTAGGCTTCGATGTTATTGCAAGTAAAGTCCAAAAAGACTTCGGTGGAAACACTCAAGCTCAAATGGACGATTCTGGCAAGCCTCTCTACTTAGGTGGCGTTGAACCAGGTCAAGGTGCTAACACTTACTCGCCGTATGTAAATACTGCTGGTGGAACAACTGGTGGCACAGAGAACACTAACAACTGGTACGCAACAGCGTTCCACAAAGGTTCTGCTGGAACTGTTACTTTACGCGGCGTAAAAGCAGAGGTAAATTACATACCAGAACGCAATTCTAACCTCCTTAATACGAAGGTGGCGTTAGGTGTAGATGTTATTCGTCCAGAAGGCATCGTAATGATTACCGCTGATAACTAAGTCGGTTTTACTATTTGGGTGGGGTGCTTTTGCACCTCGCCCTTCCTTTAACTTTTTAACAAACTATGGCAACTCTAAACACGACAACAGAATTAGAAGCAGTAAACACAATGCTGCAAACAATAGGGGAATCCTCGGTAACTACCCTTGCTGGCACGTTGCCCTACGAGGTTGCTGTAGCTCAAACAATATTGAAAGAGGTTGCTCGTGAGATTTGCATGGACTCTTTTGTTTTCAATACCGAGGAGGATAGAGTTCTTACCGCAGACGGTAGTGGAAACTACTTAGCGACAACTCCTCAAGATTATGTGCAAATTCGCAATCAAGGCTCTGGCGAAGATTATGTAATCCGTAGTGGCAAGGTCTACTCCATGAAGGATAAGACCGACACCTTTACCGTTGGAGACACTATTACTATCACAGGTGTCTACCTACTAGACTTTTTAGATCTGCCAGAAGCAGCCAAGCGTTACTGTTTGATACGCGCTGCTCGCACCTACGCCGATCGCATGGTTGGCTCAAAAGACATTCGCGCTTTTAGTGAGCGTGATGAGATGGAAGCTAAGGCAAAGTTGGCTGACTACGAGTTTGGTGTAGATAAAATCAATATGCTAGGCGACAGCTCGACTGTGGCATACTCTTTAGTACGTCGCTCATAATGGCATATACACGAAAGAACATCAAGAATCTTACAGGCGGTGTTTCTCAGCAGCCAGACTCAGAGCGCTATGACAATCAATGCACCGCACAGACTAACTTTCTGTCTGACCCTATTAAGGGGCTAACTAAGCGTGCTGGTACTAATTTCGTGCAAGCAGTTTATGAAGGCGGAACTCCAGCGGCGTTACTTCACGACCCAAAGAACACGTTTACTCATATAATCAATCGTAGTTCTGGCGAGCAGTTGATGCTTGTTATTGGCTACGACGGCGACGACACCGACGGCGACGGCGCACCAGATGTAACCCCAGACATTTCTTTGTTAAAGTTAAATGAAGAGGATAACACCGCTGAGGTTCTTGACCTAAAGGATGCAGACGGTGGCGACCTTGACGGAACAGAGCTTGATTACTTCGATGTAGCTAACAACCACGCTACGCACCCTTACTCAGCGGTTACGATTGCTGACTACACATTCATAGCTAACAAAGACAAGACACCAGCATTAAAGGCAACAACGTCTGGTGGTGCTGGAATGTATGAGCGTGAACACGTTAAGCGTGGCTTAATCTTCGTTAAAGAGAGTGCTTATAACGCAGAGTTTACAATTAAGGCGACAGACTCAGAGGGAACAACTAGAAGCATTAAGATATTTACAAGTGATGGTTCTGGTTCTACCAGCCGTAGAGACGTGAGGACAGACATGATGGCTGGCGCGATGCACTACGCTTTAGAGAATACAACGGAGACTCGGCATGGTACTACCTTTAACACAACAAACGCCCCTTCTTACACAGAGAAGGATACAGCGATAGCTATACAATACTCTGACGACAACGACGACCAATTATTTAACGGTGGCGGTGGTCATGTTGATTTAGGCGGTAGTAACTACTCAAGTGGTCGATGCACATTTACAGCAAACCCAGACGATACAGACATCCTTCTCGTTATTGGAGACGGAGGAACTGGGGGAGATAACTACCATACCTTTGAGTTTACCAGCGATGGGTCGGTTTCTGGTGGCAGAGTCGCTGTAACTCTTGGAGATACCGCTGACGAGACAGCCGAGAACCTTGCTGTAGCAGCCAACGCAATAGAAGACGTTAATTTTAGTGCTGCTGTTACATGGGTGGATGGGGCAAACCCTACAGTAAGGTTTGTAAACGACACCGAGGATGTTATGACAGGAACAAGTGCTGGAAGCATCTTAGCTTATGAGACTGACGGCAGTTCTCCTGTTGATTGGGGTGTTACTTCAAATATGGGTGGGGCAAACGCCACCGCAGCAGACTCAACCGCCCCTGTGCGTTTCCCTATTAATTTTGAGCGATTGTCTATCGAGGATAGTGGTGGCGATGCCCAAACATCTGGCTCTGTAATCGCATGGTATGCTTCATACCCTACTAAAGCGGAGGCAGATGCTTCGCCTATTAAAATTGAAGTGGGCGACTCTTATGGCGACACGATGGTTAAAACCTTTACGGAGGTTACTGACCGTATATCAACTCTTCCTTCTAACGCACCAAACAACTACTTGATGAAGGTGGAGGGGGATGTTGAGAACGATGCTGACGACCATTACATT